CTAATGGGATTAGTACAAGTAGCAACAAATACAGTAACAAGTGCAGTAGCACAAGTAGATTTAGTTGGGATTACAACTGATGATGTCTATATGGTTACTATAAGTGGCGTTAAACTTGCTTCAGACCAAGATTTGAATTTTAGAGTATTAAAAAGTTCAAGCCCAGATACAACTTACAATTATGATGGTGCAAGTAAAGTATTGAGAACTGATACAACTTTTAGTAATTCAGGTTATGTTAATAATGACAGTTGGTTTATGGACTTTATAGGAAATGGAGTAGATGAAACGGGTAATGGAATTCTATACCTATTTAATTTTAATAATAGTTCAGAGTATAGTTTTGCTACACAGGAGGGTGTTGCAGTAGATGATAGCAATCCAACTTTAAAAGGTAGAACAGGTGGTGTAGTGCATACAGTTGCTAGTGCTAGTAATGGGATAAGATTTTTTGGACTTAGTAGTGTAAACATTTCAGCAGGATCTTTTACCTTGTACAAGGTAATATGATGAGCGAATTTGGATATATACCCGATAGTGCAAATATAGAACAAAGTTTTGGAAATAATAAAGGAATCTTCACACCTAAAGATATTTATGATCTAACAAGAGCAGATAAATACACTAACTATGGACAATTAGAATTAATTGAAACTCAAACTGTTAGTACAGTTAATACAGTAAATTTTACAAATTTAGGTGATTACAATGTTCATTTTCTAACTGTAAATAATTTACAAGTAGCTGTAACCAATACAAGATTAGGAGTTAGGTTTTATGAAAGTGGAGTTTTAGAAACTGCTGGCGTTTATCAATGGGCTTATCAACAATGTTTACAGGGTAGTGGAGGAGAATTTAAAGCTACTTCTCATTCAAGTATCCCAATACAAATTGAACAACCAATTAATTTTGGTGGTGGTGGTTATAATTATTTTTATAACTTAATAGACAATACTAAATTTTCATTTTTAACTAATCAGCACAACAGGATTTCTAATGCAATGATTGGAGAATTTGGAAGTGGTGTAATGCCACAAACAAGTGAAGTAACGGGATTTCAAATAGGGAGTTATGATAGTTCAAACGAAAACTTCTCACTTACTGCAAGTCTATATGGCATAAAGGAATATTCATAATGGCTACTAATTTACAATTTATAAATAAAACAGAAGTAACAAGTGGAGTTACAACAGTTAATGTTGATAATGTTTTTACAGACCAATATGATGTGTATATGGTGCAGATTACAGGATTGCACCAAAATTCAAATGTTGCAAATGATGTTGAGGGCATAAGATTAATAGACAATAGTGGAAGTGTTGTTACAGGTAGTGAATATGCTTGGGCTTTATTAATTCTTTATAGTGGAACTACATTTAGTGAACAAAAAAGCACATCAGATACAAGACTTAGATTAGGTTTATTAACAGACCAACTTTCAGACGGACAAACAGGTGGAACTTTTTATGTTTATAATCCTAATGATAGCAGTTCTTACACATTTATTAATTCTAAAACTTTTGGTATGAATACTAGTGATAACAATGCAGGTGGAAAAATGATAGGAGTTCATAAAACTGCAGAAACAATTAGAGGATTTCAATTATATGAAAGCAATGCAGGAAGACCTTTTGGTGGAGGACAGATTACAGTATATGGAGTTAAATAATGGCTGGTAGCTTAATAAAAATTCAAGAAACAATAGTAAGTTCATCAACTGGAAGTGTATCTTTAGTCGGAATTGATAGCACTTATGATGTGTATAAAGTAGTTTGGACAAATGTAACAATAGACACAGATACTAAGCAATTACAATGGAGATATAGAAATTCAAGTGGAGATGTGAATTCATCTAATTATGATAAAGCAAGAAAAATTTTAAAAGCTAATGCTTCATTTACTAATTCTAGTGGAACAAATGCAACTCAATTTAATACAGTATCAATAGGAACAGGAACACAAGAACAAACTAATGGTATTTTGTATTTATTTAACTTTAATAATAGTTCAGAGTACAGTTTTCACACAGAAGAAGCTAGTAGCTTAGATTATCAACCTACTTTAGCAGGAATACAGGGTGGTGGAGTTTTAACTGTTACAGAGTCACACACAGGTTTAACTTTTTTTGTTCAAGATAGTAATAATTTAGAAAGTGGAACATTCACTTTATATGGTTTAAAGAAGTAATTAAATAAAGTATTACTACCCCACAATTAATTTTTTAACGACTACAACAAATCTATTTATATATAGGAGAAATAATGACAATAGAAGAAGCAACTGCATTGGCTCAAGCTGAGATCGATGCTAAAAAAACAATAAATGGTGGCGAGGGAATGTTTGCTCAAGTGAATAATGTTCGCAGAGAATACACAGAAGCAGAATATGACCAAGCTGTTGTTGATCTCGCCAACTCTAAAATGTATGTAGCAAATGAAAAATGGATGCAGGATCGAGCAGAAGCTTATCCATCACAACTATCTTTCATTGAAGCATATACAGAAAAAGAAATATTAGGCGAATCTGAAAAATGGGATGCTTATGTCGTGGATTATAACAAAGTTAGATCCGACAATCCTAAACCAGAATAATGAATCTCGAACTATTAAGATTTAGTTCGACTGAAGACTCTACATCTGGAATCTTGTCAATCTTGAATGATGATGGATCTAAAAAGTTTTTAGGATATACGATAGAAGATCCATATCGTGAAAAGAAGATCAAGCACATCACAAGATTCGCTGATGGGCGTTATCAGATCAAGTTCAGAGCTGTTGGAGGTTTCCAAAGTCGGTATTTAAAAAGATATGGTGCTGAGTTCCATTCAGCTGGAATGTTAGAGCTTCAAGATGTGAAAGGTTATTCTGGTGCAGAATATTCTTTTGTGCTTCTACACGCTGGGAATAGTGCAAAAAGTTCCAGTGGATGCGTGATACTTGGCGATAATCAGACCAATAACCAGATCAAAGAGTTTGGTTGGGTTGGATCATCAAGAAATAATTATTTAAGGACATATCCAATTATTAGAGATGCTCTACTTAAAGGCGATGAAGTTTGGCTCAATGTCATAGATCACGATAGACCATCAGAGAAAGATCACGACTCAACAGATCAAAACATTATCAATGTAGGTGGTGGGATCTTTTGCAGACAGTGTGACACAAAGTTCACAATCGAATAATTAAGAAATGAGGACAACAATGGCAAAAAAAACACTTAAAAAATACTATCTAGAAAATCCATCTGTCTCTGGACAAATGAGCTTTTTAGATAGAGAAGATTTAAAAGATCTAGTTGATGAGGGACTAAAAGGGATTAAAGATGGCATTCCAGCAACAGTTGTTGCTCAGTGGCTTATCTCTGAAGCTCCAACTGATCTAAATAGGAAATTTCACACAGTAAGACAAGGACTTCTTCATCGTGCCAAAGAAATCTCTTAAGAGTTATAGTAAGGACAACACAGTCATTAAAGGCGTGGACAAGTCCGAAAAGGTTAAGATCTCCAGAAAAGATGACAAGGCAACTGCAACTCTGCCAGTAGGATCATCAGACATTAATGAAGTCTGGAGAATGTTAGAGGAAAGAGGATTCTTACCAGATGAGTGGGAGATCCAGAGTCTAACTGTAAACCAGTGGGAAGCTCCATCAACTGATGGCGTTCGACTGTTTGAACAAACAAAAGCGACACTGAAGCAAAAACCCAAGTATTTGGGAGAGTTAATCAGTTCACTTGAATCAATTGGGGGTGATGGTTTCAGTCCTCAACCTAAGCTCAAGGCGAAAGCCAAACAAGAGATGCTTGTGATTCTCGGTGATCACCAATTGCCATTTCGGAATGAGATATTGACTGAACTCTCCCACTCTTTTTTAAATGATATGAAACCAGATGGCTTAGTGTATATGGGAGATCTTATTGACTTCCCTAGCTTGTCACACTTTGCCACCAATCCAGATTTCACTTCAACAGTGCAACAAGGGATTGATCAAGGTCATCAGACACTGAGAGACCTAGGATCATCGGCTGGTCTAAAGAAAGGATCAGAAATGATCTTTATTGAGGGCAATCACGAAGTCAGACTGAGAAAAGCTTTAGTTGAAAAACTCCCCCAGCTGTTCGGTATAAAGAAAGCTGATGTAAGTGAGAAAGAGAAATCTGTCTTGCATTTGGCTTCTCTAATGCGATTTAATGACATTGGTTGGACTTATTGGGATGAACCATCAGATGTTTATCCACATCCAGAATATGAGATTGTCAAAGGGCTTTTTGCTCGCCATGGCAACTTTGTTAGAGCAAAGGCAGGAATGTCAGCTCTTGCTAACTTGGATCGTGTTGATGGATCAGTTATACAAGGACACACACATCGACTGGCTATCACTCATCACACAAGATGGACTGGACAACAGATGAATTTATATACAGGGATCGAGACAGGAACGATGGCAGATCTTAATGGTCTAGGTTATTCAAAACAACCAGACTGGCAAGGAGGATTCATCACGCTTGTTGTTGATCGCAAAGCAAACACATTTCATCCAGAATTGGTGATCTTTAGAGAAGACACGATCACTTGGCGAGGATATTTCTGGAAATACACAACCAAAGGAATAAAAACAAATTATGGATATTAAGTTGAATATGAATCAGCTGATCGTTGGAGGGCTAGGAACTATCCTCACTGGTCTAGTTAGTTGGTTATTTAATACAGTTAGAGCTTTAGAGCTTCAAATGGGCATATTGCAGTCCGAAGTCCAAGGAATGATGGACAAGCAATCTGAGTTATTGGGCATCCTTTCCTCAGTTGATGCAGAGATCACAGAGATCATCTGGAAGATCGGTGGCAATGGATGATCGCAAAGATTAAGGATAATCTTGCAATCATAGTCACTTCATTCACACTTTTAGGATCGATTGGTGCTGGTTTAAATACTGCTGGAGAGATAGTTAACAAACTCCAAGGCATAGATGATCGAATGAACTTTGTAGAGCAAGAATTTGGCAGATTAAAAGATGAGACAATGGTTTCCTCTGACATATCTGTTTTATATGAAAAAGTCTTTCAATTAGAACAGATCGGTTATCAAGCTGATCAGTTTCGTGAACAGGTTGCTTATATGCAGTCTCAATTGCAGACTTTAGAACAAACCATCAGAGATGAGGGTTCTGACACACAGAACAAATATATTCCAGATAAATGGGAATGGCAGGATCTAAATGATTCAGTCACTCGAATAGAGACTTTAAATCAAACCATTGTGAACAAGCAATGGGAAATTGATGATCTAAAGACTCGACTGGCGTATCTAGAAGCAAACAATCACAACCATTAGGAGAAAAAATGTTTAAAGATTTAGATTTTAAAGATCTCGGAGAGCGTTGCATTGCAACATTCGTTGAGACATTCATTGCAATGATCACAGCTGAGGCACTAACAGGAAGCGATGGAGATCTTCTCAGATCAGCTTTTGTTGGTGGACTTGCATCTGTCTTATCACTGCTTAAAACAGTTATGAAAACATATAATGCCAACAAGTAACGATAATTTCACACAAAAGGAACTCTTGGCAATGGTGCTTGAGAAAATTAATAAAATTGAAGAAAAGCTTGATAATAAACTCGACAAGGGTGAATTTTATAAGGTTTTAGGTTTAGTCGCAACAGTGATCTTAATTGTTGCCAGTCTTTCTATGTAGCTACTAAAGGAGATCCGATGTCCTACAAGTGTCCGATCTGTCTCAATGGAACTTCAGTGCTTAGGTGGAATGTGATCCACAATGCTTCTGAATTTCATTGCAGGAGATGTGATCAAGGAACAATTGTATTGTCAGATGATGCAAAAGAAGTGCATTAAGATCCAAACATATTTGTATTGTTAGGATAAATAATATTCGTGACAACTCTTCGCCACAAATTATAAACTGTGGCTCTTGTCTTATCGTTTTCATAAACCAACGATAGATCTTGCAACAGTTCAAACTCTTTAATGTTTGCAAAAACAAAAAACCAATCTCTCATCTTTTCCTCAGTGACATTATTTAACTGCATCACTCTTTTTTTATTCATTCTCTCTTCAAGACCATATCTCCGAACAGCATCGTTATAAACTGCCGTTAGTGTCTTAGGTTCTTTTATATCATTAAGTCTATGCAAATAGTTCTCAAACTCAGCAGGATTCTCTTCATTTGGAAATGTTCTTATATTCAATGCTAATCTTCTGATCATCTCTTTTCTTGCAAGTGGTGGCTCATTTCCCTTATTTAATTCCAGTTGTAGAAAATCAAAAGAGTGATCCACAAAAATCGTTGCTAATTCCTCAACATAATCATCCTTAAAGAAAGCAGGAATTTCACTGTTTGACTTTTCCCAATATTCAATGTTTTTCTGATTTAACTTAGATCCAAAGTTTGACATCATTAGATTTGCTAATTGTGTCTGACTTAATCCACAATAATAAGTTCTAAGGAATTTCAACCGATCTTGTGGTCTTCTCACATCAATTAACTTAGTCACTTCGATATCTTTGATCTTATTAAATAACAATCCATCCTTTAGAAATTCATAACAATCCCAAAAATTAACCATATAAGAATTTTTAAGTTTTTCATTAGTCTCTGCATCTAATATCTTTGTGATGTTGGTCGGATCATAATTTTCAAGCATAATGTCGCTTAATGGATGGATCTCTGAATATGGATAGCTTGATCCTTTTTTATAAAACAAAAAGAAAACATAAGATTGTTCTAGGGCTTCTGGCTTGATAAGTTTATGTCTTTTTAATTTCTGAGCATTGTCTGATTTGCCCCAAATCACGATGTTCTTATTTATATTATTATTTAAAACCGAATGACCAATAAAGTTCGCAGAGCTTATGTTTACTTTGTGGAGCGATTTCGCATACTTTCTCTCTTCTGTTGAAAATTGTTTTAATCTTGATTTAGATAGTTCACTAAACAAACGAAGTCTTCTTAATGCAATAAAAGAATAGTCATCAACTTCTGATTCCAAAGAATCTTTATAATCCCTATACCCACTCACATTGTCAATAAAAGTTTTAAGGTCTTTCTTTTCTGAGTCTTGGGCTGATATAACTTCATCAAAATATTCATATATAGAATCATTAGTCAATTGCATATAAAGTTCATTCTTTAGTTTATGAAAATCAAGAGTGGAGGTTGTTCGTTGTGTTTTTTGAGGTTTTCTTTTAGTTTTAGCAATTGGAAGCTGTGCATCCATTAGATTATAAAAACTCGCCTCAAGATCTAGTTGTTCGGTTTCTCTATTTTCTCTATTTTCCATATAAGAAAGAATAGGATTAAATATTATTATTTGCAACTAAGATGTAATGTTTTATAACTATGACATTTTAACTAAGCTGTTTTAAATTATGTGCTATGGTTAACCTAGAAGTTTAATCGTATATATCGAGAAAAGTAACTGACTTGTTCGAGGTAACTAAGATTAAATTATTCGGTTTTATGGAAATAAAAGATTCTATCTAACTGAGCAGACAAGGGGCAAAAATGTGGTTTCACACTTTGCCCTTTTTTTTTAAGAGTGAATTTTAGGAGTTAGAAATGAATATCGGAAAGCAACTTCTCTCAGTCAGAGAGATTATGCAGATCACTGGGTGGTCAAAAGCTTTCACTTATAAACTTATTGATTCAGACAAACTCTCTGCCATTCCAACAAATTCTGATGAGAACCTCCTCCCCATTCGTGTTGAGGCGACTGAACTAGAAAAGTTGATCAAGGGTGGTGATGGTGTCTAAAAAGGCGAAAAGAGATATCTGGTATCAACTAGATGCAAGATTGTTTGAAAAGTTTGAAGTGATGCGAATAGCACAAGCATTAAAGATAAGTATTAATGAGACAGTTGGAGCATTGGTCAGACTATGGTCGATCTCCATAACACAATTTCCAGAGGGCAAAGGAGAACTTGTCGCTGGTCAATTAAAAGTCACTGTTCAAGATCTGCCAATCATTATGGCACTGGACAATGATGGTCAACAAATATTTGATGCTCTTTCAGAGTGTCAATGGATCGAAGAGCTTGATGGGATAATTGTCATCCCTAAATGGGATATGAAAATTGGTCAAACCATTATAAAGCTCGAAAAAGATCTTGAGAGAAAGAAAGCTGGAGGATTATAAGTGACAGAGTTAGCAAACAGCTCCAGCTTTTCTTGGAAAAAGACCGAATATCCAAAAATTAAAGATGCAATCTTTGAAAAGTTTGTGAATCTAACACAGACAGATATGCGAATGAGTGAATCACAAAAAAGTGGATTCTTTAGAGCGTATCACGATTTAATTGCCCAAGAACCAACACTTGATGAAATGGACATTGCATTCACCTCATACATCGCACACTTTGACCACATTCCAAGTCCTTTTGCTTATTCAAAGCACTTCAACAGATTTCGATCTGGAATAATGCCAAATAAAAAAGGATCAACGCAAAAGATGATCGAGCAACAGAAAGCTGATCTTAAATTGGAGCAATGGGCTAAAGAAATGGAGGCACAAGATGAGTAGAGTCTCCCTCCAAGAAGCAATGGAGTTCTTAAAAGAAATAGATGTTTGGCACGAATTTAAGTTCAGTGATGATCAAATCATGCGTGTAGCTCCAGAGCTTCAAGACTTTGGTCGTGAGGTTTTAGCTAGAGCAATGGTCTTGATCAAGACTATGGAGAAAAAACCTAGTCCAGCAAAGATAATGCAGATGTGCCGTGAACAGCAGATCACTATTAGAAGTGAGAGAGCTTTGGAGACAAGTCCAGAGGAAGATCCATCAACTTGGATGACATCAAAGGAATATGCAAGGACACAAGGTTTCGAGACACTTTTAGAACTTATAAAACACAAGATAGAGGAGCAACAAGCTTCCGAGGTCAAGGGTGAATCTACAACTGTGGACACCCAACCACAGTCATCAACCCTTGATCCCTCTATCGAAAAAGCGATCATTGATATGGAAGAGTCAGCGTGAAAAAGAAATCAAAGACTCTAGAGAACTTGCAAACAATTATTGCATATCTCGAATATATTGATGATGCTGGAAAACCTAAGCTTTCAAATAACAAACTTGAGAAGAGTGTCTCTGGGACAAGAGATAACTCCCCTTATGATCATAACTTTGCTTTCTGGAATGGAAAGAAGCAGTCAGTTGAAAGAAAGATCTCTGATCTAGCAAAGTTCTGTCTTAGAACAATTGCTCCAGAGGAACGAAAGACTCTCTCTAAGCAGTGCAAAAGACAAGATTGCGATATCAAAAACAAGCGAGTTGAGTTAGCACAGAAGTTTTGTGCAGGTTGTGGGAGAAAATATGAATGATCTTAAATGTTATCAATGCAAAGAAGTCCTTAAAAGTGGAGACAAAGCTGTCGTTGGAAACTATGGGAGAGATCTAATGTGTTCAGATTGCTTTGGAGATTTAAAAGCACAAGAAGAAGAGATCAGAGAAATTAATAATCATTACTCAAATTGGCATGATGAAAATCCAAGTGGAACTTGGATGGATAATTGGCAGACAGATAATCCTAATTATGTTTAATTTAAACAACATCAAACCGATGCAACCATCGAACATTGAATATGGATTGCAGAATCTACGCAACATCAAAGAGAAAAACAGCTGGGAAAGAGCAAAGAAGCTTCATATCTATCTTATCTCTGGGATTGTTTGTCGAAGCTTAGCATTAAACATATATCCAAAGTTTGAAGAGATCGCTGTTGCAGTATTTCAAAAGAATAAAGCAAAAATAGAAAAGCGATCACCTTATTTCGCTGAAAATCCGATCAGCTTAGGAAAAAGAAGATCCTTTTGTGATTGTGGATGTTCTATTGAATACATTGCAGATCAACAGTTGATCGGTAGAACAACCAGAGTCTTTCCAGATCTCCAATTGCAAAGAAAACTTCCTCAGATAAATGATCCAATAAATGATTATATGTTTGATGGAGATGATCACGATCTAATTGATACAAAGCAAATAGATCCAAAAGTTTTTATATTTTCAAATGATTTAGATGTTAGGAGGTGAAAAAATGAACCAAAAGATTGATCAAGCACTTCGACAAATAGAATTATCAAAGAAAGCGATCAGTGATGCTGAGAATATTCTCGCTGAACTATTGCAAGAGGATAACTCTCCAAGTGTTATTGAACCAGAACCATCTAAGGGCGTAGAGAAAGCACTTGAGTCAGCTGAAGTGCAGTTCACTGATACAACTCCCCCAAGAACAGATTTGAGTTGTTATCTATGCAATTCAAAGGTCTATGACAATCGACCAAATAAAACATCTGGTCAATACAAACCGACTGCCCCAGACTTCAGTTGTTCTAATAACAATGACTGTTCTGGAATGACTCAAGGCAAAGAAAGAATGCTGAGAAAAGCTTGGTGGTTAGATTCTAAAGATCTTCCACAAGAATGGATCAAGACAACTGTCCCAGTTAGTGCTGATGATGACAGAGTTGTTATAGATCCCCCACAAGAGAACGCTCAAGATAATGGCGTTCCTTTTAATTAAATACCTAGGAGGTAGAGAATGACAGGAGCTAATGATCCAATGCTTGAACCAGTGTTGGTTAATTCCTTTGAAGAAGCTAAGAAGAACCAAGAGATTGATGTCTTGAGTGATCTTGGCTCATTAAGAAGAGATCTAGTTGAGGCGTTTCACACGCTTGATCTGATCTCAAACGAAAAACACAAGATCTTCGGTGCAAGAAGAACAGCTTATGTGGACAATGATGAATGGATGACAACACAAGATGCCATTGCTGTATCTGATCCAGAGGTTCTAAATGCCCAGAAGATTAGGACTGCTGAATATAGTGTCAAGAGATATCACCCAATCACTTATGTCAAAGACAGTGAACACTTGATCTCGGTCATTGATAATGAAGTTCAGAAATGTTTGGAGACATTATCACACTTGATCACGCATTTAAACGCAGTAGATCAGTTCCAATCAGAGTATATAGAGACTAAAAATGGAGAAAACGAAGCTCCTTTCTAACGACTACCAACAAGCTGATCAGTCCATAATTGCCCAATTGTCTGCTGGTCAGCTTTGTTGCATTATATGAACAAAGAACTTATGCCTCTTGGTGAGGTTAGAGAATTAATAAAAGATCCAAATTATCGATGGAGAGATCGTGCCAATTGTCTTAATGTCAATGTTAATTATTTTATTATCGATCAAGATTCCAGAGGAAAGAAGATCGAGAAGATCTATGAGAAAGCTCTCTCCCACTGCAAGGATTGTGAAGTCAAAGCTGAGTGCTTGGCATTTGCTGTCCAATACAAGTGCTCAGATGGTGTCTGGGGCGATCTCTTGCCAGATCAAAGAAAAGGACTGCACAGTCATAGAAAGGTGCGTGACCTATTAAAAGAGCGAAAAAGAAAGTGATTCAAGATCGATTCAGATGTCAATCTTGTCACAATATCCTTAAAAAAATAAACGAAACTAATCAATATTATTGTGTTCAACCAAGCTCAAAATGTGTCGATTCTCTTCGTGTTTTTCATATAATTTAATCTGAGAGCGACCAAAGAGCGACCAAAGGCACTTTTTTTGCTATACTTAATATTATGGAAGTAGTGAAACGCCTTAATCATTGGGCTTTCTTGGTGGGAGATACAAGATTTGAACTTGTGACATCTACCTTGTCGATAAAAAATCATAAGTTTTTTTTATTGGTCATATTAGAAAGTTTAATTGAACATTGGTCTTTGCTTTCCATATTTTATATAAATAACACAGTGTTTTGGAATGAGAGCGACCAAAGAGCGACCATTGATCAAAAACTTGTGTCAGTCAAACATAATGAGAGGAAGTAGAAAATGAGGAATATTATGAATCCTAAAGTTAGGAGTCCACACAAGGACACAAGAGGAAAGAAAGTTCGCTGGAAAGCATCTTATTCAATCGAAGTCGATGGGAAAATTGTTAGAAAGCAGATCGGATCTTTTGACACTCAAGCAAAAGCAAAGGTTGAAACTGAGAAAGTTGTTGAAGAATTAATCAGAATTAATCAGAATAATCTAATCACATCAGATAAGACAGTTCTTGAGTTTATAGAAAGTGAATGGAAAGATCACAGGCAAAAGAAGTTGGTCAACAGCTCTGGGATTGTGACTTTTATCAAGATGATCAAGTTGACTGGGTTGAGTGATGTTGCACTGAACAAATTGTCTAGATCTACAATGAGAAGATTCTTTATGGAAATGGAAGATTATATCTATGAGAAAGGTTATGTGCGAAAGTCTTACATGGCATCTCTAAAAGCAAATATGAACTCAATGCTCTTATACGCTGAGCAGAAAGCTTATATTGAAGAGATCTCCATTTATGATCTTAGAACCAATCCAACAGCTGGAAAGATTGACAGAGAAAAAACTGCACAAGAGATGTGGGATAAAGCAAAGAAGATCTGGACTATGGATCAGATCAGTGACTTCCTCCCCTTGTTTAAGAATCTAGATAAAAAACCAAAGAATGTTGATGCCATTATGTGGTGGGCTTTCTTTTATATTGGTATTTATACAGGACTGAGAAGAGGTGAGATAACTTCATTGAAGTTTTCTGACTTTGATCGTGAGAAAATGACACTGACAATCAATCGAAACGCTCAACTTATAAACCATCCAAGTCGTGATGTGATCCTTAAAGAACCTAAGTCTGGAAGTTATGGCGAAGTAGTCTATGATGAAACGCTCAATGAGATACTTGATGCGTTGGAATTATATCACCAACTCCAAGGGACTCTTGATAATGGTTATGTGTTGCAATACAAATGGGGTGGATTAATCGCTCCAGACTATTGGTCAGCACAGTTTAAGAAGACACAGCTGTTGGCAGGTATTCCAGAAGAACAGATCTTGCCGAGTGTTCATTATATGAGACACACACATCTTTCGATGTTGGCTTATCTTGGTTATAAAGAAGCTGAGATCCAGAAGAGAGCAAGACACACTGATCCGAGAACTACTGCCAAATATTATGTGCATATTCTTGATGAAAAGGATCAAGAGATGTCAGATGCTTTTGGACAAGCGATCAGAGATAAGCAGATTGAAAAGGGACTACAATAAGAAAAGATCTGTCTTTCGTGATTTTGAACCACTCAATATTCGTAGGACAGGTCTATTTCCGAGATTATTTTCTTGAAAAACCCATTGATTGCTTGTCAAGTCATAGAGCAAATTATTTTATGATCAATGTTATTAACCTTTTATTTCTAAAAATGATCGTTATTGATCAATATTGGGCTTTTCGCAAAACGCCAATTGTTATAATTAGATTATGAACGAATTAAAAGAAATGTATTCGAGATCGAAAAAGCATTTCGACAAGATGAATAGTGAAGACTTTAAGATGCACAAACCTTTTGTCAAAGTCTATTGGATAGATCAAGACAAGGTTGGATCAGACTATGTTGTTCACTTCACTGGAATCGATGATCCTATATGGGACAAAGCTGAAGAGAAAACATTTGAACATATTGGGACAGCTCTTAAGTTTGCTGAAAAGCAGTATGGAAAAGAATCTGTTGAAGATTGTGATGTTGAGATCTGGGTGGGACTTTGTGATATGGACTTCAAGTTTGGGGCTACATACAGCACACCAAGAAGTCATCGACTTGCTGTCATCAATGCTTGGATTCCAGAAGATCCGATCATTGATAAAGAGGTCGAGAATCTACTTGAAGAGAACACTGCATATCTAAGATAGTTCCAAGGAAGTTCCAAGGAAATTCCAAGGAATGTCGCTGGAATTCCAAGGAAAAATCAACATAAGATAAGATAAGATAAGATAAGACTAGATAAGATAAGATAACTTCTTTGCGTGAGCAAAAAGCTCACAAATATAGACTCACTGCTGAGAAGCAAAAAAATCAATAAAAACAGGCAAATTTTTAAAAGACTTGTTTGGTGCTGTTATATTGGTATTAATCATCCAATAACTATCTCTTGGAAAAATCTTATGATAAATGCTACTGAACATCCCTCTTATAGTTATTTAGCTGAATTGAATGCTGAAGCAGTTATCTTGCCAGAGTTCACTCCAGCTTATTTAGGTGCAGGAACTAATGGAACTAAGTCTGTTGCTGTCTATGACTTCGCACAGTGCATAATCCAATTAGTAGGACAAGAAGATATGAAACCATCACAGGCAAAAGAATTCTTGTTCTTAGATGTGATCAGTCAATTAGAAAGCAAGAACTCCCCTATGTTCTTAATGGCTAATCCAATAATGGAAGAAGTCTGGTTTGATTAAAGCATTGGTCGGATACATCATCTCTTTATTAGTGATCATCACAATGTTCGCAATAGTATTACAAGACTTTAATGAACAGATGGAGATCAACAGAATAATGATTGAGATGCTTGATGGTGAACTGGATAAGATCCAGAGCATAGATCAACAGATTGAAGTTGAACCTCACAAACATAACAACAATGATCTTGTTGACCAGTATCAGTATGAGAAAGATTTATATAACCTCAACTGGCAACTTAGTGCCATAGAGGAAAGAGTTATTGAGATACAACGCAGACTCTCTCCCTAATGCCAAAGTTCTTTTGCTTAGACTGTGGAAAAGTTTCGCAACAAAGAAGATGTGAGATCCACAGAAATATTATAAAGAAGAGAAAACCTAGGTCGATAACTTATCGGCAAAGGAAATATCGAAAGGATGCAGTCAACAGACACATCGCATTGAATGGATATATCTGCTCTGGTTATAGGAGAAGACCACACTTTGCAACTGATCTGACAGCTGATCATCCAATGCCTACCTCAAGAGGAGGAGATGAATATCAAGATCTCATTGTCTATTGTCGTAGTTGCAACAGTTCTAAACAAGCAACAATCTGAACCAAATTAGTGGGTAGAAATGACCCTATAAGCTTAAGAAACTGCTGGGAACTTAGCAAAAACTGACACAAACAGACACAGAGATTGCAGTATTTATGGGGGGTAGGTCAAAAATGCAGGTATATAGGACACGCCGATAT